GGTGTTAAGGTTCTTTATAGCCAAACAAGTTCAAAAAAGATGTCGCCGTTTTCTGAAACTACAATCCGGCGAATGAAGCGATTCCACACTTCCTTTTTTCCACTTGGCGGAAGTTTGTCGTATGCGTCCAGCAACGACATGACAAGTTCTTCGTTGATGGGCTTTGGTTCTGGCGGAACGTTCAGTTTTTCTTTTAGAGCAGTGTATTCCATTTCGTATTTCTCGCGGCTTATGAGATCGGCTAGGTAAAGGTCTGTCAGCTTGTCCATTTTGCGTTTGATTGCCGCCGTATCAACCGGCGGCTTTGTTTTTCCCGCCTTGAGCTTTGCATTGTGCGCCTGTACCTCGATTGGCAACTTGGCAAGCAGATATTTTTCTAGCGTCGCCTCGTTGATTCTCTTTTTGTGGCGGCAGATACCCATTTCATAGTTTTTGCATCGATAATAAAAGTAGTCTGTCCCGCGTTGCCGCGTGGAATGCGTAACAAGACGATGGCTGCATTCGGCGCACCAGACAAGGCCGGAGAACAGCCAAGTATGCTTTGATCCGTTGTTGCGAATGCTTCTTGCCGTCAGCATCCGTTGTACAAGGGCAAAATCCTCCGGCGGGATCAGCGCGTCGCAGACTTTTATTCCGTTGTTAAGGCCGACATATCTCTCGTTGCTCAATGCGCCTTTTACATGGTGATTTGCTCTCATTATTCCAAACTCGGAAACGAGCATCTTTTTGACGTGGTTGACGCTTCCCGTTGCGATGTAATCTTCAAACATTCGCCTAGCAATATGCGCCGTTTCCTCGTCGATGCAAAGGCGGCTTTCGACGGCCTTTAACCCGATGGGCGTTTTCCCCGCCGGGCATAGACCAAGCTCTCGCTTGTGCTGCATGATTCGTTTAACACGCTCTGACGTTCTGTCTGCCTCGTCCTGCGCGACGGACAGCATTATATTGACCTTTAACCGTCCGGCGGCTGTGGCGGTCTCATAATCCTCGTATGTCGCTTGCCAGACAACGCCGTGCGCGTCGAGGACTTCCTGCGCCTTATAAAATTCCCCGATGTTTCGGAACCACCGGTCGAGCTTTGTGAACGCTACGAGATCGATTTTCCCCGCTTCCACGTCGGACAGAAGCCGCTGCAATTCAGGGCGCTTTGACACGCTTTTCCTGCCGCTTACCCCGGCATCGACGTAATAATCAACGACCTTGTGCTTGTTTTCCTCCGCCCATCTTTTCAGGCTGTCCTTCTGGTCATCGACGGAAAGGCCGTGAACGGCTTGTTCTTCCGTGGAGACGCGGACATAAAGTGCAACTCTCATTTCTTTTTCCCCTTGTAAATGCTTTTGAAGGCGTAAATGATGGTTGCGACGGAGGCGTTCAGTATCAGGGCGAGGACGCCCGCAAAAATGCTTGTCCCAGCCGAGCGGAAAATACCGGCGGTCTCTACCTGGATGTCAAATATTACGTACCATACAACGGCGCACAAAAGAATACTGCATACGCCTATAAGCATATAAATTGTCCTTGTGTGGGTTTCCCCCTGCTTTCTCAGCCCTGCGTTCATTTCTTGCAGATGCTTTACTTCGCCGGATAACCGCACGTTCTCTAATTCCAGATCATGGACATGCTGTGTGTCCGGCTGTTCATCCAGACCGACAAGCTCATTCAGCGATAGATTCAATACCTTGCAAGTGGCAGCGGCATAAAAAAGGAGCGGGTGCTTGACCCGCCCTGCATTTGTGTCGCATACGTTGTTATAAGGAACGCCTGAAAGGTCTGACAACTCTTGCAGGGTGAAGCCGCTGGCATTTTTCGCTTTGCGAAGTTTGGCTGGATACTCGTCTAAGTAAGGTTGTAGGTCTGTGAGCGCGGACACTTTTTCTCCATCTCCATTCAGTTGTTGGATTTCCCGAAAGTTTTGGGAACGGTTCTTGAATCTTCCTCCTGATTTGTGATTTACAACATGGACTTTATGGGCAAGAGCGGGTACGCTTGAGATGTGGCAGACGTGTCGGTTTACCACCTTACCCGAAGCCCCGGCAGAGGTTGCCGCCAACGCCGGGGCGCTTCTCACTTTATGATGTAAGCAGACGCCTCATAAGACGTTATATCATTGAAGTTGACAAAGCGCTGCATTTCGCGCCCGTCCATTGTCTCAAATTCCGCCTCGCTGTCCTCATGTATCGGATCGGAGATATAAGACGATATGACGCCGACCGGATCATCGCCGGAGAACAGAACAACATAAATGTTACAATAGGATACCAGTTTTCCGGTCGTGTTTTCCACAATGCCGGAAGCAACGACGCCGGACGGGTTATACGGGCGGGTGTCTCTGCCGAAGGTCACGTCCTTTGTCGGCAGAAAAGTAATTTCCTCGAACGCTTGTTGAAAGTCAATGGCCGGAACGGCGGTAAGATTCCGCTCTTCGGTTGTGATAACTTCCTGCTGGAAGAAGTACGATTTTTCGCCTGGCTTTATGACGCTGGGATAACCGCCACCGATGTTCTTCGTTTCAACAATGTTTCCGGCTTCGTCCACGAGATCGACATAGCTTGGCTCTTCATAACCTAACGTTATGTTGCAGTCGCCCTTATTTTCGACGACGAAAAGGATTTGAGCGAACGTGTTTCGCCCGGAGTCGTCCGTTCCAACTTTGCAGCTTGTGTACGTTATTTCGTAATCAATTATCGGTTCAGGTTCCGGCGTCGGCTCCGGCGTGGATGTTGCTTCAATAACCGGACTGGATTGTTCTTGCGCTGTTTGCGTTTCTGCTCCGCACGCGCAAAGGGCTAAAACAAGAGCCAATACCGACGCAAGCGTAAGGATTATCTTTCTCATGGCATCTTATCTCCTATAATTTTTGTTGCGGATATGTTCAAAATAAATTTCTACGCCAAAAGAATCAACAGAAAATTGTCGAAAAAACAATTTAGGGAAGTGATAAAATGCAAACACCCGTTGACGCACCGGATCGCTACACCCGCAGGATCGACTTCCTGCTCAAATTCTACAAATTCATCATAATGGAGGATAAGAATGAGCGAGAACGAAAAGAATCTACTTGCGGAGAAAGAAAAAGCTGAAATTGAAAAAGCAATTCAGGATCCTGCTTTGCGAGAGGCTATCATCTTAATTTTAGAAGAAGCAGGATTGCTTCCTTAACATTGTCGTCCGCCTTTTCGTAGGCGGCTAAAATTTGCCAATCAGAATACTTAGGGGAAAGCTCTTTGTCGGTATCGACAGGGAGCTTTTCTTCTTTTTCGTCAAAGTAGGAAACAGGAACATTAAACACCTCTGCGAGTTTCGCAATGTTCTTGTCGGTTGGCGTTTGCCCTCTTTTCCATCCATTTACAGATGTTTTAGAAAGTCCGGCGTTTAATGCTGCGCGGGATGGTGATATTCCTGTGGTATTACATAACTTAATAAACTGTTGGTAAAACGCCATAAAACTCCCCTGCCTTTTTGTTTAGAATGCCGAAGTTACCGAAGTTAGCAAAAAGATGTTTACTTCAATAACGTCATGGGTTATAATGCAATCATGGTTAGCAAAGTTAATAAAGCGCAGCTGCTTTTGCGCCCCGTTTCTGCTGTTTTGTAAGTGCAATTTCATTATAGCAGACGGTGTTAACTTTTGCAACTATCAAATCGAAATAATTTGATGGGGGTGAAAAAAGTGAATCTTCCCGAAGCATGGACTGGACGGCTGATCGGCAAGATGCATAACAACGGCATCACGAACACGGAGCTTGCCAATCGGCTTGGCTACCACAAGGCGTATGTCAGCATGATCCTGAATGGTCAGCGAAGCCCAAGCAATGGACGTGCCAAACTTGAGGCGGCTGTCGATGAGATCATCAAGGAACGGAGGGAGAACGGTGCAGACTGAAATGACGGTAGCGGACGGCGAGCGCTTTGCCGCTATTGTTTGGCAGACTTATGCGAAATACTTCAACGTCACCGTTGAGCCCTTGAACCAGCGCAAAAAGGAGAGGAAGCCCGATGACGGCCCCGTGTAAGGACTGTTCCGAGCGCTTCGTCGGCTGTCATGCATCCTGCCGCCGGTACGCCGAATTTAAGGCCGGATGTGAAGCCCGGCGGGAAGCGCGGACAAAGCTGTACCCAATCGCCGATTACACCATCGACATCACCAAGCGAGTACAAAAAGCGGCACACCGCCGCAGAAAGTAGGAAAAACAACCATGACAAAAGCAAAGGCAACGTTCGCCACCACCGCGATCATGACGCTTCTGGCGCTTGTGATCTTCTTCGTCTGGAAATTCGGAAAATATAACGGTCTCGGCTTCGCCGTCATCGAGGGCATCTTCGCCGTCTACGGATTTTCGAGCCTCGCCGATGACTGCTGCCGCTGGCTGCAAATGCCGGACACGGCAATCATGCAGAGAGGAGGGCGGCATTGAACGACACACGTTACACGGCCATCGCCGCCGCCCTCCGGGAAGAGTTCCCGAAAGCCAACAAGGGAACGGTGAGCATGGCGCTCCACACGAACGACTACGGCGTTAAATTCTGCACCAGAGCGCAGGAGATATACGACGCCGTTACGCAGCGAAAGCACCGCACAGCGCGTTAAACAAGCGCTGGAAAGAAACGGCATCGCGTCCATGCAGACGTTTTTGGAATCCCTCGTGCTGGCATGGCTCGCACAGTCTGAATGTTCCACCACATGGGCGGAAAAAAGGCGAAAGCGCCGCCGGTGGAGATGACACCGACGACGCTTACAGGAAAAACAACCTTGCTTCAAATTCTACCGCAAAGGAGGCGGATTTGTCAAGTGTCCAGAACGTGCCGCTGCCGTGACTGCGGCGAGGACGGATTCTACCCCGTCGTCTATGCCGACGAGGGATACGGCTGGGAGCGCTGCCCTACCTGCGGGTCTGACCGTATCGAATGGGGGAATAAATGCCCCTTGTGCGGACGGTACGCCGAGGGAATCTACTGCGACGACTGCGCCCAGAACCTCCGCGACCGCTTCCACGAGCTTTTAATCTGTAATTTTGACAAAGAAGAGATCAAAGCATTAAACGAAATTTTTGATGGAAAGGAACTTGAATAATGGCTTACTACAAGAACGAATTTGACACCGGCTTCGTCGTTGACGAAAAGACCGGCGAGAGCACGGCAATGTTTACCGTCGGGATCACAGTCGCTGAATACCGCGAGCTCGTAGATAGAGCAGGAAAAAACGACGCGGCGCGTCTCGCGGATGACTACTGGAAGATGCGCACGGAGAATATCGCCCTGCGCGCCGAGCTTGACGATTTCCGGAAGAAGCTCGCGGAGGCAAAGGAGGCGGCGGAATGAGCGAGAACTATTTTGTTGAGCTGAACAACATCAACGTCAACGGCAAGACGGAGAAGAAGAACGGCCTCACCTACCTCTCATGGGCCTGGGCATGGGGCGAGGTCAAGAAGCTGCACCCCGATGCGACGTACACGATCTACGAGAACGCGGACGGCCTCTTCTATCACACCGACGGGAAAACGTGCTGGGTCAAAACCGGCGTTACCGTGAACGGCGTTGAGCACATCGAATACCTCCCCGTTATGGACTTCAAGAATCGCTCCATTCCGGTCGAGCAGGTCACGAGCTTCGACGTAAACAAGGCGATCCAGCGCAGCCTTACCAAGGCTGTCGCCCGTCACGGGCTCGGTCTTTACATCTACGCCGGGGAGGATCTGCCGGAAAGCGAAGCGCCGGAAGAGAAGCCCACAGCCGTTCCCGCTCCAAAGTGCGCCGATTGCGGCGGAATGCTCTACCCGATCAAAAAGCGCGACGGTACGATGTGGAGCGTGTCCGACATGGCGGAATACTCCCTCCGCCGTTTTGACCGTATCCTTTGTCCTGACTGCCAGAAAAAGGCGTTCAATATGGAGAAGCTCGAAGAACAGGCACAGGCCCTTAATCACGAAGACGCTGGTGATCGTCTGTGAAGGTTGACAAGGCAATCTGGGAGGGCGGCTATCTCAAGCTCCATACCGCGGACGTGGACGCGAGGCATTTTGCCTACGCGTTCACGCCGGGGGAATACGAGATCAATGTGAAGAAATCCCTCCGCAGCCTCGACGCGAACGCTTATGCCTGGACATTGATCGACAAGCTCGCCAAAGCTACCGGCGTTCCGGCGTCCGAAGTCTACCGCCGCGCCGTCCGCGACGTTGGCGGCAACATGAAGATCGTCTGCATCCAGTCAGCGGCGGCGGAAGAGCTGCGGCAAGTCTGGGCATCAAACGGCCTCGGCTGGCAATCTGACGTCACAGCATCCAAGATCCCCGACTGCGTGAATGTGATCCTCTATTACGGCTCTTCGGTCTTTTCCCGCTCCACGATGAGCCGCCTTATAGACAACCTGATTCAGGACGCCAAGGCCGTTGGTATCGAGACCATGCCGCCGGACAAGCTCACCGCCCTGCTCGGGGAATGGGAGGAAAAACGTGAAAAGAATCTCAAGCAAACGCGCTAAAGCGTGCGCCATTCCAAAGGCTGTCAAAGAGCGCGTTTGGGAGCGCGACAACCACTGCTGCGTTTACTGCCACTCACTCAATGCAGCCCCTAATGCGCATTTCATCCGGCGATCACACGGCGGTGCGGGAATCGAAGAAAACATACTGACGTTATGCCCGGCGTGCCACTACCAATTTGACAGCGGCCCAAAAGAAACGCGGGAGGAAATGTACCGATACTTCCGCGACTATCTGAAAATCTTCTATCACGATTGGGACGAAAAAAATTTAATCTACCGAAAGGATAATCCAAGATGGCAATGAACACATGCGTCCTCATGGGACGCCTTACACGAGACCCGGAGAAGCGTTACACGGCGAACAACACGCCGGTCGCGTCGTTTGCGATCGCCGTTGACCGCTTCAAGGAGGGCACGGACTTCTTCGACATTACCGCATGGCGTGAGACCGGCGAGTTTGTATCCAAGTGGTTTTCCAAGGGCGACATGATCTGCGTCCGCGGGCGCATTCAGAACCGCGACTGGACGGACAAGAACGGCAACGCCCGCCGGTCAACGGAGATCGTTGCCGAAGAAGTCAGTTTCTGCGGCGGCAAGAAGCCCGACCAGAAGGAAGCCTACGAACGGGCGGCGAGCTTGGAGCCGGTCGAGGATGACGGACAGCTTCCGTTTTAACGGAGGCGCACAATGGCACTAGAGAGCTTCAATGCCTATCACAGCTACCTCGACACCATGGAAGCGCTGAATGACGCGGAGTGCGGGAGACTGTTCAGGGCGCTGCTAGAATACAGCGCGACCGGCGCAGCTCCGGAACTCCGCGGTAATGAACGCTTTGTCTTCCCCGGCATGAGGTCGCAGATCGATAGGGACATTGAGAAATACAACGCCAAATGCGCGCGAAACCGCGAGAACGGAGAAAAGGGTGGGGGGCATTCGCCCCCGAACGCCCCCGAACGCCCCCGAACGCCCCCCAAGGACAAGGACAAGGACAAGGACAAAGACAAAGACAAAGACAGATGTTTTACCTCTGACGAGGAAAAACATAAAGGCGCTTCCGCGCTGGATGCGGCTTTGAACGATTTTGCCGAAATGCGGAAAAAGATGCGCAAACCGCTTACCGACCGCGCCCTTGCTCTCACGCTTTCCGAACTGGAAAAGCTCGCACCCGGCGATGACGAGAAGAAGATCGCCATACTCAACCAGAGCATCCAGCGAGGCTGGCAGGGTGTTTTCCCGCTCAAGGACGAGCCGGAAGCGCCAAAGAAAACAGTTTCCGCCCCGCATGGAGATGACATAGACCGTCTCGAAAGGCTTCTGGCAAATCTTAAAAATAAACCAAACGAGGAGGAAAGACCATGAGCGATAATATGCACGGCTTTAAAGCCTATGAACCCGGCTTGATCTGCCGTGGACACAAATACGAAGAGAACACGGTTTACAAAAAATCCGGTCACGGCATCTGCGTTCCGGGCGTAACACACTACTGTGTTAATCCGTTCGACGTTTTAGACCATTACCCGCTTGTCCGACCGGACGGACAGTTCAGCGACTTTACAACCGTGGAAGCCATCGATCCTCCGGTAACGGATGACGACAAGAAATTCGCAACCAGCACGATTAAAATCGGCGCAAAGCTTGGCTTTTCCGGCTTTATTCAGGCGTGCGTTGATTTTCTTTTTGAGAAAACGATTAAGAAAATGCCGAAGCCGGAGGACGTTGACGTTTCCGATGCCGCGCAGATCGGCAGTTCCGGCGATGCCGCGCAGATCGGCAGTTCCGGCAGATACGCGCAGATCGGCAGTTCCGGCAGATACGCGAAGATCGGCAGTTCCGGCGATGCCGCGAAGATCGGCAGTTCCGGCAGATACGCGCAGATCGGCAGTTCCGGCAGATACGCGCAGATCGGCAGTTCCGGCGATGACGCAAGAATTGTGATCGAGAATGTCCACGGCGTCGCGGCGGCTATCGGCAAGCGCGGGAAGATCAAGGCTCCCGTTGGTACATGGTGTACTCTCGCCGAGTACGGCGAATGGGACGGCGATGGATACCCTTGCATCTGCGTTAAGTCGTACCAGGTGGATGGTGAGATCATCAAGGCGGATGTATTTTACACTCTCCGCAACGGCGAGATCGTAGAGGCGGAAGAATGATCTACATCGGCATAGACCCCGGCAAGAACGGCGGCCTCGCCATTCTGCAGGGTGAGGAAGTCCAGACGTTCCGGTACGACCGAGACACCTACCGCTGCGGCCTATCCGATCTTCGCGGGGAAAAGGCGGTGTGCTGCTTAGAGCACGTCAGCGCCATGCCGGGGCAGGGAGTGACCTCTATGTTCCACTTCGGCGAGGGCTTCGGGTGGCTGCAAGGGATGCTGGAAGCATACGAGATACCGTATGAGCTCGTCCGCCCTCAGAAGTGGAAGAAGGAATTTTCCGTCACGGCGGACAAGAACACGTCCATAGAGGTCTGCAAGCGGCTTTTCCCCGGCGTGAATTTGATTCCGCCGGGCTGCCGCAAGGAGCATGACGGAATGGCGGAATCTTTACTCATGGCACTCTACGCCAAGCGGAGGCTCGGATGAAACGAATTGACCTTACCGGGCAGCGCTTCGGACGCCTGACGGTCATCCGATACGACCACACAACGGAAAAGGGGAATGCTTGTTGGCGCTGTCGGTGCGACTGCGGAAATGAGACGATTGTTCGGCGTCAGAATCTGCAATCCGGTCTTACACAATCCTGCGGGTGCCTGAAAAAGGAACGTGGCCCGAAAAAGGCCGAAGTGATGCGAGAGGCACGAAAGGAAAAGACACGGCACGATCTGACAGGGAAAGTGTTCGGGATGCTTACCGTTCTCGGCCCGGCAAGGATGGCAAGCTGGCGCTGCTTGTGCGAATGCGGGAAGGAGGTCGTTTATCAGACAGCAGAGCTGCTGCGCGGGACAAGAAAATCCTGCGGCTGCGGGCCGAAAGGCTCAAAGCGTGTTAACCTTGACGGTCAGCGGTTTGGAAAGCTTGTCGTTCTGCGGCGGAATGAAGATGCAACGATGGCGCTGAATCACCCGGTCTTTGACTGCCGCTGTGACTGCGGTCGTGAGATAACCGCATACGGACATGATTTACGGAAAGGAAGAAAAACCTCCTGTGGCTGCGACAAAAAGACGCCGAAAAGCGAGTTTGCCGACTTTGCCCGCCGACACGGATGCAGCGTGTGCGCGGATAGGAAGGACTGCGACATGACATTCTGCAAATACGAAAAGGAGCTGATTACATGACATACAAAGCAGCAAAACGAATCCTGCACCCTGACACTACGCGGGAAGCGCTTGCCGAGATCGAGTTCTTAGGAGGTTTCAAAGGCAAGGAGAAATTGCAGGAGGCGGTAGACGAGGCTTGCCTTATGGCGTGTGAGGCGCTGGACAAGCAGATTCCGAAGACGCCGAACAGCGGCGTTGACAGGACATGGGGAACGCCTACGAAAGAAGCAATTTGTCCCGCATGTGATTACGCCCTTGGACATTGGGAATTTATCGGCGGTGGTAAGAAAATCACATACTGCGAGCATTGCGGACAGGCGATTGATTGGGAGGGCTGACCATGTCTGAATACACGAAAATTAAAACAGCGCGGACGATTATCTGCGAATTATGCAACGAGCTCTACCCAGACGATCCTTGCGAACCGGCAGACTGTGACTGGCTGCGGATGCTCGAAGAGGACGCGCTTTCCTGCGACAACTGCAAATGGCTCGGCAAGCGTCACCAGAAGTGCTCCTGCTGCCGGAGAAATCACGGCATTAAAGACAACTATGAGGAGAAAACACCATGACACACAAAGACTTTTCAACGATTCAGCGCATGTTAGGCTTCATCGAGGGCGCTATATTCGACCTCGACAAAAGCGTAAGCTGTGGCATTCTCGACGCTATTAAAGTTATCGACACAACGCTTGAAAAAGAAGTTCGGACGGATGGAGGCGATGACAATGACTGAATACATAAAGAGCGAGACGTTGATTAACCATCTGGACGCTTGCATGGATACGATTTGGAAGCCTGAAATTGTCGCATTGAAGTGCTTTGTTGAAGGGATTCCTGCCGCCGACGTTGCGCCTGTACGGCATGGGCGGTGGGCGTTGAATAAGAAATACGGCGATTATGAATGCTCCGAATGCGGGCAAGGAGACGTTAAGGCCATGGATTTTACGAACCTAAAAATGCGATACTGCCCCAACTGCGGTGCGAAGATGGACGGAGGCGACAGCGATGCATAAACCCTGCTACGGCAAATGCCATCGGTGTGTGTGGCGGTGGAATGGGGGGTGTAGTGAATGGCAAGGCTGATTGATGCAAAAGCCGAAGAATCGCAGGTCAAGACCGCATTCAAATACAATCCGGTCATTATGGGGCAGTTCTTACGTTGGATAAGGATGCAGGATACAGTTGCCGCCGTCCCCGTCTCCGAACTTCTTTCACTCCGCGACAACCTGTACGAAGATAATCTTATCACGAGGCGAAGACTTCGCAATCTCAATATGCTGATCGCCAAATACGAAGGAGGAAAAGACCATGCGCTTGATTAACGCTGACGATCTCAAACTCGCTATCCCGGAAACAAGCGTTGACGCTTTCCAGAATTGCAGAAATTGTGTGCTGCTTGATAAAGAACAGGTAAAAGAACTTATCGATGCAGCACCGACAATCGATATTGATCGCCCCACTCGCAGCCAGTTTAAGAGAATGGCGGTGCAGCTTGGGTATGAGCCGGTCGTACGTTGCCGCGAGTGCAAAGAACATAGAATTTTTAATGGGCGCGATATGTGCGCAAAAAACGCAACAATCCTTGACGGGCACGAAGTTGGGCTGAGAGCAACACGCGCGGATTTCTATTGCGCCGACGGAGAAAGGAGACACGATGAGTAAAGCAGTAATGATAAGCATCCGACCCCGCTGGTGTGAGTTAATCGCAAATGGCGAAAAGACCACAGAGATCCGGAAGACGCGCCCGAAGCTGGAAACTCCGTTCAAGTGCTATATTTACTGCACGAAGTCAGAGCTACTTACAAGGTCACATTATAACAATAAAATATATGTTGCGACAAGCAAAGACCATCAAAAGGCACTCGAACGCCACGGAAATATTACTTTAAGCGGCAAGGTCATAGGCGAGTTTGTATGCGACGGCACCGTCTGGCTGGCGCGTGTCGGCTTCACCAGACGTGGCGGAGAACCGGAATATCGAATTGCGAATAACGGAGATTGGGAATCTCCAATCGATCGGCTCCTCGAAGAGTCGCGCTTAACAGAGGAGGAGATCAATGCGTATTTGGGCGGAAACCCAGGGTTCGGCTGGCACATCTCCGATCTGAAAATCTACGACAAGCCGCGGGGGCTGAGCGAATGGACCGGATTGCGTTTTACACGATTTGGCGCAGAACCGGTCGATATTAAGCGCCCGCCGCAGAGCTGGAACTATGTGGAGGAGATACGCGATGAGCAGTAAATCCAAACGCAAGTCGAAAGACGTCTCCATGCACAAGGCCGTGTCCATTGCCATGACGATCTTCGTCTGGGCATGGATGTCCTGCTTTAATCCTACGCAGGAGGACGTGAACAAGCTGTCGGCGGAGGTGGCGAACATCCGGGAGAGCGTCGGAAGCGGCAATCTCAACGTCTGGATGGTCAAAGACGCTATAAAGGACGAGTTCGGGTGGGAGGTTTGACAAACTGCCTGAACTGTGGAGCTCCGATCACCGGGAGCGTGTGTGAGTATTGCGGGACAAAATACGGGGTCACAGTTTCCGTTCCTGTATCGTCTCCCCCGGTGATATGTGAGACTTTAACGATATACACTATAGATGGTGAGAAATATAAAATCGAACGTTATGGAGAGCTTTAACTGTGAACGATGAAAAGTACGTTTTCATTACTGACTGCGCAGAGAAGAAGCGAACGGCGCGGGGCATCCACAATAAGCGCACCCACACCGGTAAGGGCGGGAAAGTCCTCTTCCCGTCCGACTACCTAACAAGAAAGGAACGAGAAGCGATGAACGGCGAAGTAAAGACCTACGCGCTCAACCGCCCTATGCGGTGGAAAGAATTTAAACTGCTCCCGGATGATGTGCGCCGGGAGTACATAGAGAACCTACAAAAACGCTTCGGCGTGATGCAGAAAGACCTCGCTGCGATGTTTGGTGTTTCTATTAATTCTGTAGGCTTGGAGACTAAGAAGCTCGGCATCAAGTTTCCGCACCGTGGAGGATGGGCGAATACCAACAACGGCGGGTTCCGTGCCTTTTGCTCCGAGGAGCCGAAAGCCGATCATGTAGAAGCGCCGCCGGAACCGGTGCATTCCACGCCGGAAGTTGCTGAACCGCCGGAGGAGGTCAAAGCTCCTGACGCTCCGCCGGTACAGAATAGGGGGGGCACTCCAAAGAGCGGGAGCCTCTGCTTCGAGAACACCACGACCACAGAAGCGCTGAACCTCGTTTACTCCGTCCTCGGATCCGTGAGCATGGCAAAGCTAAGCGTTTCGTGGGAGGCATGAAAAGATGTGCCTGACAATCGAAAATTCCGTACAGAGCGTTTAACGTTGCGAGAACGGAGGCAAAATGAGCAAACCAAGATACAAATGGTGGGGATTCGTGAAAGCGATCATCCGGGCGTACCCGATGCATTGTGAGGATTTGCGGAATATACGGGAGCAGTCTGTTGTTCCTGCATACGGCGCAACAGGACGAGGGACGGACGTAAACCGAGCCGCTGAAAGCGTAGCCTTGCGCGAGCTGCCTTTCGATGATATGAAAGAGTATTTAGCTGTCGAAAAGACCATACGGGACACCATGCGGTATCCTAATGGCGCGGATCGCGTAAAGCTCATCGAAATGGTTTTTTTTAAGCGCACACATACTTTGCATGGGGCAGCTATGGCCCTGTTCGTTTCCTACGGAACCGCTAAGAACTGGCATAATAAATTCATCGAAAGAACAGCAGAGAACTTTGGGCTTACAAAAAAAGGGGCAGTCGAATGACTACCCCTTTGCTTTATATTTCTTTCCCGTCCGGGAAAACAAAGCCGATATGCGGTTCTGCGCCAATGGCTTTCGCAATAACGCACCATTCTTCAACGGAGAATTTTCCGGTATTTAGGCGCTTGCTTAACAGTTGCGGAGACCAGTTTAGGCGGCGGGCAAGCTCTGATTTGCTCATCCCGGCGTAAGCCAGCGCCATATCAACTAATTGCTTAGCGGTCATTGGATCACCCCTTTCAATTTGATTGTAAACTATATGATTTTACTTGTCAAATAAAACTTTTCAAAAATAATCCAAAAAGTTCAAAATAACAGTTGACATTATAAACTGAATAGTTTATAACTACTACTGTAAGCTGAATAAACAAGCCGACAGGCAGAAAGGAAATTGAAATGAAATACACAAAAGAGCAGGTCAAAGCGATTTACGATGAGACGGAACGCCGCCTTTACATGATGATCTGCGACGATTCCTTTGAAGACGAGTTCGCCCGGCGGGAGTACGAAAACGCGATGCTGCAAGGCGTTTACAGCGCCCTGATGGTCACCGCATCCAACTGGCCGGATGTCCGCCAGTGGTGCAGCGAGATTGAAAACGCCTAATCCGACAGCCGAAGGGCGGCGGCTAAACCGCCCGGAAAGGAAGCAATATGAAGGCAGTCAAGAAACCGTTTGTCGGTCAGTTGGTACAGATTCCCGCATTTGAATTTGCACCGATGCGTTCCGGCTGGAACGGCTGGATTTTCCGGGTTGGTGTTATTGAAAAGCTGTACATTTCCAAGAGCGGCAGAAGGTGTGCAAAGGTTCGTTATTGCACCAAAACCGCAGGGCGGTATCAGTTACTTCCCTGCACTGAGTATTCAAAAGGCTTTGTCATTGAAAACGTGTTCCAATGGGACGGCTTAGAAAGAGCGCAGAAAAGCTATACCGAATTCAAGGCTTACGAGGATAACGGCGAACAGGTTTGCTGGGATCAGGATACAGCGTTTCTGCTCAAAAACGGATACATTTTAGAAAGTGGGAGGGCGTAATGACTGTTGAGACAATGCTGTACCGGCGATACAAGCAGCATTTTTCTGACTGTGACACGGTTGCAGGAAGCTATGACAAGGAGCACAAGACCATTGAAGTTTTCCTTCCGGATGGGCGTTTGAAGCCGTCCGGCGTCCGCGGGCAGTCGTTCCACTGGATGGAGTTTACCGGCGTTGAGAATGCCACCGGGCGAAAAGTCCGCTGCACAATCAAAGCAACATGCCTTGCAAACGCAATCAAGCGGCTGCCGACAGACTGCACATGGCAGATATAAACGGTGAAAGATTAGCCTAAAAAGCCAAAATCAAGTGCTATAATGGGTACACTCGAAAGAGCTGGAAGCGATTCCGGCTCTTTTTTTGTTGGAAGTGGAAAGGGCGGAAAGGAAGGAACCGAAATGGAACTTGTCAAAAAGCCGTTAAGGGAAATCGTCCCTTATGAAAAGAATCCCAGAAAGAATGATGATGCTGTGGCTTATGTCATGGAGAGCATCAAGCAGTGCACCTACGTTGCGCCTATCATTGTGGATGAGGACGGTGTAATCCTTGCCGGGCATACGAGATACAAAGCGTTGAAGAAGCTCGGCTATAAAGAAGCGGATGTTCTTATCAAAGAGGGGCTGACGGAGGAGCAGAAACGGAAATACCGGCTTCTGGACAACAAAACGAATGAGTTTGCCGAATGGGATGATGCGCTTCTTGCTGAAGAATTGGACGGAATCGATTTTGACGGATTCGATTTCGGATTTCTCCCGAGCGATGACGAAGAAAGCGAAGAAGAAAATCCGTACACAGCGAAAATAAATATTCCGCAGTACGAAATCACGGGAGACAACCCGCAGCTTTCCGAGCTTGTTTCAACGAAAAAGTCAGAAGAACTGATTGCCGAAATCGAATCAGCCGACATTCCTGATGACATCAAGGCGTTCCTGAAAACGGCGGCGCAAAGGCACAATGTGTTCAACTACCGCAACATTGCCGAGTACTATGCTCACGCAGACGAAGATGTTCAAAGACTTATGGAGAAATCGGCTCTCGTCATCATCGATTACGATAATGCGATTGCGAACGGCTATGTACAGCTGACACAGAGCTTGGCTGAAATCATCGAGGAAGAAAATGATTGACGATTTTGCTGTATTCATTTTGTCACACGGCAGAGCCGGGAATGTCATTACAGCTTCGAGCTTGCTTAGGGCGGGATTTGACAGCTTTTTTGTTGTCGTAGATGATATGGACGACCAACTTGCGGCTTATCAGGAGCTGTTCGGAGACGACTGCCTTGTTTTCGATAAAGAAGCAGAGTACAGGCAGACGGACACGATGGACAATTTCCACCACATGGCGTCACCTGTTTACGCAAGGCATTGGGTACAGAGATATGCATCCGAAAATAACATTCGTTTCTATGCCGTCTTAGATGACGACATTTCAGACTTTGCGATCCGGTATGCTGACCAAGGAAAAATGAAACGCAAAAGAATTACGGACATCGCTGCTGTATTTGCGGAAATGATAGCGTTTCTCGATTCTTCGACAGATTTGAAAGTCATATCTTTCGCCAACGAAGGCGGCATGATAGGCGGTCTGAAAGGGAACTTTTCAAAAGGCGTGACGGAAAAAATTCAGCAAGTCATTATCTGCGATATAAACAAGCCTATTCGCTGGACGGGAACTTTCAACGAAGATCTGAATGCGGTTCTTTTCCCTGACAGCACTGGCTTCGCAGTCATGAATGTTGCGAATAAATCTCCTGCAAGAGGAACGAACGGCGGCGGCATCCAGTATGTTGATTCATACAGGAATAACTTCTATTCATTTATGCTCCATCCAAGTTCAATTAGTTTAGCAAACGGGAGCGTTCATAGAAATAACTTCAGAGCGAAAATTCTGAACGAGAAGTGGAAAAAATGACAGATTTTGCGGTTCTGATTTTAACGCACGGTCGAGCAGACTGCCTAAAGACGGTAAAAACGCTTAGACGGGGCGGCTACACTGGCAGATATTATTTGGTGCTTGACGACGAAGATGAGACTATAGACCGTTACAGACAGCTTTACGGCGACGACAAGATAATTACATTCAATAAGCAAAATGCTATCGACGCAACAGACAGCATGGATAACTTTGGCAACCGTAAAGCTATAGTCTACGCTCGCAACTATTCATGGACGGTAGCCAGAAATCTTGGACTGAGATACTTTTTGCAGCTGGACGATGACTATGTAGACATCCAGTACCGATGGATTCGGGACGGCAAGTTAAAAGGAAAGACGGTCAAAGATCTCGACAAGCTGTTCGATTCGATGGTTGAATTCCTGATCGCGTCTGACGCCGATACTGTTGCCCTCGCGCAAGGAGGCGACTTTATCGGCGGGGCGGATGGGAAACGGTTTGGCGAAGGTCTGATACGAAAGGCAATGAACAGTTTTTTCTGCCGTACTGACAGACCGATTGACTTCAAAGGCACAATGAATGAGGACGTCGTTACATATACGACGTTAAGCAGCCGAGGGCATTTGCTGTTTACATTTACAAAGGCGAACATTGTGCCGCTACAGACCCAGAGCCTGCGCGGAGGGATGACAGAAGCGTATCTAAACGGAGGCACTTACCTGAAATCCTTCTATGCAGTAATGAGTATGCCATCTGCTGTTGTCGTTGCACCGTTAAACTCAAGACATCCACGCATACATCATAAAATCAGTTGGAATTGCTGCGCCCCTAAAATACTGAACGAAGCATACAGAAAAGGTGGCTAAAACTAAATGGGAATTACAGGCAGCAAGATGCTTGCACATCTTGACAGAATAACGAGCATAGAAAAAAAGCCGATAACCGCGGACGTTTTCTTGACGAACTTCTGCAATAACGCTTGCCCGTACTGCACATACAAACGGTGGGAGTTCGATTCGGATGCCAAGTACATTTCATTCTATGAATTCCGAAAAATTGCAGAACGATTGGTTGAGCTTGGCATTCAGGGCATTATCCTCACGGGCGGCGGGGAGCCTACGGTCAACCCCGATTTTGACAGGATTACAAGCTGGCTTGAAAGCGAGAAGATCCACTACGGAATCAATACGAATTTCAATAAGCTGCGGTATTGCTCCCCTGACTATCTGAAAATCAGCCTTGACGGATATGACGAAGACAGTTACGCGAAGGCAAGAGGCGTGAGAGCCTATGGCAAGGTCCTTGGCAATATCGAGCAGTATCTCACGTGGAAAGAAAAAAACAACGTAAAGACAAATGTCGGTATCCAGTTTGTTGCATTGCACCCGGAAGACGTTGCGTTGTTCTATGAAGCGAACAAGCACCTCAATGTGGATTACATCGTCATACGTCCAATCGAGAGCACCTGCGGGACGCACTATTCCACAGACGACGCAAAAGCGATTGCCAAAGACACGGTCAAGACGATAGAAGCGTTGCGAGCGCAAGACAGCCGTGTCGTCGCCAATTACAAGTGGGATATGCTCGACGTGCATGAGGACAGATGCACAGCGAACTGGACGCAGCTTGCAGTGAACGAGTTCGGACAGGTTATGTACTGTTGCCATAAACCGTTTCAAATTATTGGCAGTGTGTTTGATGGGGACATACTGGAAAAGAAGGCACAGGCACCCACAGATATGAAGCTCTGCGATATTCCGTGCAGATTGACAGGGCCTAATCGATTTATGGCCTCTGTTGAACAGTACCAAGCAGATTCATCTTTCATCTGAGGTGGTGCTATGTGAACGTATCAGCCAGCAAATATCTTGACAAAGTGCCGAGCGGCGGAGGGCGACCGAAACTCATATTGAATACTTCCGGCTGCCAAATGGTTGAAAAGTTGGCGGGGTTAATGTGCACTGACGAAGAGATTGCGTCCATCATCGGCACAACTGTAGATACATTGCATAACAAGAACAACGGCAAAACTTTCTCGGAGTATAAGAAAAGGGGCCTTGATAGCGGGAAAGCATCGATACGGAGATTCCAATTCAAATTAGCGGAGAAAAACGCAACAATGGCAATATGGCTTGGCAAGCAGTATCTCAACCAAAAAGACTACCCAGACCCCGAAACCGATAGAGGAGCGGTCATCGAATGGGACATATAAAAATGTCAGAAATGCTTGCTCCTGTATTTTATGATCTGGCTAAAGACGTAATGCGGCACGGCCATACGCATTATGACATTCGCGGAGGCCGAGGCAGCCTGAAGTCATCAACCGTATCCCTGCTTGTGCCGCAGCTGTTAATTGCCAATCCCAACACCCATGCGCTGGTACTCCGCAAGGTTGCAAACACCCTGCGAGATAGCGTGTTCAACCAGTACATGTGGGCTATTGCTGAGCTTGGCATGGCTGGGCTGTGGTATGCGAAAGTCAGCCCGATGGAGCTTATCTACCGCCCGACCGGGCAAAAGATCATGTTCCGTGGCGCAGACGACCCAATGAAGATTAAATCTATCAAGGTGCCGTTCGGGTACATTGCCGTTACGCACTTTGAGGAAAAAGATCAGTTTTCCGGCAGGGCGGAGATACGAACCATATTGCAGTCCACGATGCGCGGCGGGGACAAGTTCTGGAATTTCGAGAGCTACAACCCGCCTATCAGCCGTGATAACTGGGCGAACGTTGACAGTGCTGAAGACAAGCCGAACCGACTGTGCCACATAAGCACCTACCTTGATGCGCCTAAGAGTTGGCTCGGCGAAGAATTCTTAAACGAAGCTGAATACCTTAAACAGACCGACGAAAGAGCATACCAACACGAATACCTTGGTCTGCCGGTCGGCACAGGCGGCAATGTATTTGAGCGGTTGGAGCTGCGGGAAATTACAGACGATGAAATAAAGCGTTTTGACAGGATTTATCAAGGCATCGACTTTGGCTGGTATCCTGATCCGTTTTGCTTTATCCGCATCTACTATGACGTTGCCAGAGAAACGCTGTATCTGATCGATGAGCATTACGTCAATAAGACGAGCAACGAAGATAATGCTGCATGGATCCGTGAGCGCCATTACAACGATTTCCCGATTACATGCGACAGTGCGGAGCCCAAAAGCATCGCGGACTTGCGGGCAAGCGGGCTTGACGCAAGAAACGCCATAAAAGGCCCGGGAAGCGTCGAGTATGGTATGAAATGGCTACAGCGTCGAAAGATCGTTATTGACAAACGCAGGACGCCGAACGCATACAAAGAGATCGTCGGCTATGAGTACGAACGGAACAAAGACGGCGAGATTATCAGCGGATACCCAGACAAGAACAACCATGCAATAGACGCTATCCGGTATGGGATGGAGCCTGTATTCAGATTGTACGGAGTGAAGGCATAAATGAACATTTACGAGGTTTTACGGGCACGTGGATATACCACCGTGCCGGAAGAGTTTTACACCTACATAGAGAATTGGAAGAGCTGGTACGACGGTTACGTGGAACAGTTCCACCAGTACCGCATCTGGAACGGCATGAAGAACGTCCCGTGCCGCCTGTACTCTCTCGGCATGGCGAAAAAGGTCTGCGAGGACTGGGCGAACCTTTTGCTGAACGAAAAGTGCAAGATAACGCTTGAGGGGAAGCCAGAGCAGGACTTCATCGATTCCGTTTTTGAGCGGAACAACTTCACCGTCAAATCGAACGAGATGCAGGAGATCAAGGCAGCTCGCGGCACTGTCGCGTATGTTCCGACGGTCGTTAATGCGTCTGTCGATGAGCAGACGGGCAAGGTGAACGGCAGCGGCGGGGAAATCCGCATCGATTATGTACCGGCTGACCTTATCCTTCCCCTTACATGGGAGAACGGCATCGTAACCGAATGCGCGTTCGGATCGCACAAGGCAATAAAGAAAGATTCTTACCTTTACATCTGCATACATAAGCGAACGGAAAAGGGGACATACGACATCGAAAACCTTTTGTATCGTGACACAAAGGGGAGCCTGTCGGAGGTGAACCTTGCCGATGTTCCGGGGTTTGAAAATGTAGCTCCGGTCGTGCATACGCCGTTTACGCAGCGTATGTTCGTCATTGACCGGCTGAACATCGTCAACAACGTTGATGCAACCCTGCCGATGGGCATTTCGGTGTTTGCGAACGCAATAGATCAACTAAAGGGCGTTGACCTGACATACGACAGCTATGTGAATGAGTTTCAGCTTGGCAAGAAGCGCGTCATGCTCAAACCGCAGGCTACAAAGAATTTCCACACGGGCGAGCCGCTATTCGATACGAGCGACGTTGTTTTTTATGTTCTTCCCGCCGACGGGAAGGACGGCGATATCATCAAAGAGATCAACATGAACCTCCGCACGGCGGAACACAACGCCGGCATTCAGGACATGCTAAATCTTCTGTCGAGCAAGTGCGGCTTTGGCGAGAACCATTACAAATACGACAACGGCAACGTCTCCACAGCGACGCAGATTATAAGCGAAAACTCCGAGATGTTCCGCACTATCAAAAAGCACGAGATCATCCTTGAAAGCGCTCTCATTGAGCTGTGCCGCGTCCTGCTCCGAATGGGCAATGCTTATATGAATGCCGGGCTGAATGAGGACGTTGAGATCACGGTTGATTTCGACGATTCCATCATTGAGGACAAGGAATCGGAGTTTAACCGAGATGCGCGTATGGTGAAGATGGGGATCATGCAGCCGTATGAGTTCAGAATGCGTTATATGAACGAGGACGAGGCGACGGCAAAAGCCGCCCTGCCGAAGATGGAGAGCCTTATATCGGGCGAAAATGAATGAAATACCCGATCACGCCGGAGTTCATGTACTCCCTGCCCCTGCCGCTTATGCGGCTATATCAGCGCTTAGAAGAGCAAATCCTTGAGGACATATGCTCCCGTGTTGCCATGACCGGGGAAATGACGGAGACGGCGATAGAGCATATACGGTCTTTGCAGCGGAGGGGATACGATTACAAAAAAATCAACGAGTATATCCGAAAGACCCTAAAGCTCACACAGAGCGAGTTTGACACCGTATGGAACAAGGCCGTTCAACGCAATCAGCAGTATTTTGATACGCTGATCGACGACAACCTCATTCTCGGTGAAAACAACTTCAATGCCGACCTGTTCATGCAGGAAATCAACGCCATTGAGATGCAGACGCTCGGAGAGCTGACGAACATTACCCGAAGCATGGGCTTTGCGTACCGAGCGCCGGACGGCACGGTAAAGGTCGATGATATAGGCCGTATGTACCAGCGCGTGCTTGACGATGCCTTGATGCGCGTTGAGAGCGGGCAGAGCTATAACGTGGCGATCCGTGACGCAACGAAGATGCTGACGGACAGCGGCTTGCAGTACGTTGACTATGAATCCGGCTGGCATAACCGCGTTGACGTTGCTGCCCGCAGAGCCGTTATGACTGGCGTTACCCAGCTTTCCCGGCAGTACACCGAGCAGACGGCGACGTTGCTTGACACGCCATACAGGGAGGTTACGGCGCACCGCGGAGCGCGTGACGGAGAGGGCAAAACGCCATGGGCGAGCCACAAGAAATGGCAGGGGCGCGTTTATTCCGTACGTACCGGCGATATTTACCCGTCCATCTATGAGGTCTGCGGCCTTGACGAGGTGGACGGCTTGTGCGGCGCAAACTGCCGCCATATGTACCATATCTGGATCGAGGGTGTTTCCGAGCGGACATACACCGATGAGGAATTGGAGAACATCGACCCGCCGCCTTTTGAGTTTGAGGGCAAGCAATACACCTTTTACGAAGCGACACAAAAGCAGAGGCAGGTTGAAGCATCGCTGCGTAAAGTTAAACGTGAGCTAATAGCTGCTAAAGGACGCGGAGACGATGAGGAGTATACGACCAAGTCTGTACGGTATCGTCGTCTAAACGAGGAATACGAGGCTTTCAGTAAGGCGGCAGGACTGCGGCCACAATACGAGCGTGGGAACATCGCGGAGTTCGGGCCGAAAGAAGCACGGGAAGCGCAGAAAGCTGCAAAAAATATTGCAAAACAGCCTGAAAATGGTATAATTAAAATCGAGGTTGACGAGCTTACACCTTGCCTTAAAAGAATGAATGACGGACAATTTGTCAACACCACCGTCGTTGAGGTTATTCCAACAAAACGCGATTTTAAGGACTGGGAGTTTGACTGGACGATTCCGCGTAAGAACGGGTATACAATTCGCGGAATTAAAGCGAATGGAGATAACCGCATACAGGGTTTAATTGCCTTAAAGCCGGATCCAAACAATTATGCCGTAAAGATTGATATAGTCGAAGCTGCTCCGTTTAACAACCCGCACAACCCTGCATTTCTAAGTAAGGAGTATTCTGGTGTAGGCGGCCATTTGTTTGCAGAGGCTGTTCGGGAGAGCTTCAAACAAGGTTTTGACGGATATGTATACTTTACTGCCAAGTCGGATTTGATTAAGCATTATCAAGAATCGCTCGGCGCAACGCTCATTAACCCAAGACTTAGAATTATGGCCATCGAAGAAAGGAGCGCGAAAAAACTATATGACAGATACTATGGCGGAGAATCCTCTTGACAATTACGGCGCTCTGACTGATCCGTTTCCCGACAGCTCGCCGGGCTATAATTTCAAGCGGATTCGAGAATATTGCAGAGAGACAGGGAAAGAATTCACGGAACTGACTTACGAAGAATTTGATATGTTCAAAAGCATCGTGTAAACACACGGTGCTTTTTCTATGCCTATTTTTCAAAAGCATAACAGAGAGCGCCGCCTGACCTTGTGGCGGGTACAGAAATAACGGTCTTGCTTTGGCAGGGCTTCCTTCCTTTCCCCCTGTCTTGCCCCTGCGGAGGGGGATACAAAAACCGCGTCGCTACTGCTCAACAGCGGCCATGCATTTATAGCGCGATGGTGCAAAGGTAACACAACAGGCTTTGATCCTGTCGATGTTGGTTCAATCCCAACTCGCGCTGCCAACTAAGGCGTCATTAAATCGTGCAAGATCGCACGGCGGGTTCGCCTGCTGTGGCACCGGGCGTTTGGCCCGGCGCGGTTGACGCGGGAGGGAACGCCCGCACGAGCCGAAATTTAAAACATTCAAGGAACGAGTTTTACACCCGTTCCTTTTTTGTTTGCCGACGGGCATAAACGAAATACGCCGACGGGCGGAAAACGGAGGAATCATCATGGCAGAACCGAATACCAATCCCAACACCGCCGAGGGCGGGAACGAGGCTACTTTTACACAAGCCGAGGTAGACAATATCGTTGCAAAGCGTCTCGCGCGGGCAACCAAAGGAATGCCCACCGAGGAAGAAATGAACGCTTATAAGGCTTGGAAAGCCAATCAGCAGAGCGAAGCGGACAAGCTCAAGGGAATCGAGAAAGAGCGCGACACCGAAAAGGCGGCGCGGCTTGCCGCCGAAGCGAAGGTAACGCAGTTTGAGCGGGAAAAGTATCTGACCGCAAAGGGCGTTTCGGCTGATGAGCTGGAATTTTACTGCTTTAAGATCGGGCAGAAAGTGACGGACACGGTGAGCTTTGAAAAGGCAGCCGACGAGTTTCTGAAAGACCGAAAACCCGCTTCCGTGCGTGTGGATATGTCCGCGCACGTCGGGAACAGCGGCAATAGTGCCACCGGCACGAACAACGCTATGAATGCCCTGATTCGGGGCAAATTTAAGTAATTTGTGAGGTAAAACATGGCTACTAACATTGTAAACAGAACTGACCTTTCCGGGCTTATTCCGGAACCTGTCACCCGTGAGATCATCCAGGGCGTGACCGAGGGTAGCGCCGTCCTCCAGATGGGACGCCGCCTCCCCAACATGACCAGCAAGACCCAGACGATGAACGTTCTGGACATGCTCCCGACCGCTTACTTCGTGAACGGCGACACCGGCATGAAGCAGACCACGAAGATGAAGTGGGACAAGAAGAAAATCTATGCCGAAGAGATCGCCGTTATCGTCCCCATTCCGGAGGCGGTGCTTGACGACGCCGACTATGACATCTGGGGCGAGGTTCGCCCGCGCCTTGTCGAGGCATTTGGCAAGGTCATTGACGGTGCTATCCTGTTTGGCACGAACAAGCCCACCTCTTGGCGCGATAGCGTCCTTGAGACTTGCACGAAGGCCGGTTCCGTCGTGGCGGCGACGCCGTACATCTATGATGACCTTCTCGCCGAGGGCGGCGTGATCGCCAAGGTCGAGGAAAGCGGCTATCTCGTCAACGGCATTATGTCCGCTATCCAGATGCGCGCGAAGCTGCGCGGTCTGAAAGACCTGAACGGCAACCCCATCTTCAAAACCGATATGCAGGGCGCGACGCCTTACGCGCTGGACGGCTCTCCTATGTACTTCCCGCGCAACGGCGCTTTTGACACTGCCAAGGCGCTTATGTTTGCCGGTGACTGGTCGGAGCTGGTGTACTCCATCCGTCAGGATATCACGTTCAAGATTTTCGATCAGGGCGTTGTGCAGGATCCTTCCGACAACTCCATCGTTTACAACCTCATGCAGAATGACATGGTCGCGCTGCGTGCGGTGATGCGTCTTGGTTGGGAAATCCCGAACCCGAAGACTGCGTACAACGATACCCTGTCGAAGTACTGCCCGTTCGCGGTGTACGTTCCCGCCGGTACGGTCAACACCGTTACCGTAACCCCGGCCACTGCTACCGTTGCTAAGGGCGCGAGCAAGGCGTTTGCCGCTGCTGTGACCGGCGAGGGTGCGGTGTCTAACGGCGTGCTGTGGAGCGTTTCCGGCACGGCTGCTGTTAAGGCTGGAACGAAAATCGACGAGAACGGCACGCTGACTATCGCCTCCAACGAGACGAATACTGCGCTGACCGTTACCGCGACTTCCAAGCAGGACGGCACGAAGTCCGGTACTGCCGCCGTTACCGTGGGCTGATAAACCGGAGGGGCGCAGATGTACGCAACATACACGTTTTACACCGAAACATATCTCGGCAGCGCCCTGACGGAACAGGAGTTTGCCCGCGCAGCAACGCGGGCAGACGCCTTTATCAATTACTATACCATGGGCAAGGCAAAGGATTACCCGAATACGGACAACGCGCTTGCAATGTGCTGCTGTGCGCTGGCCGAACAGTATCAAATTATTGAAAACGCCAAAGCGCAGAGCATGAGCGGCGGCGAGGTCAAGAGCCAGACTGTAGGCGCGTGGAGCAAAACGTACGCGAGCGGAACGGAGACGGCGGAAGCCGCCCGGAAAACGCTGGAAAATATCGCCATGGACTATCTGGCGTGGACGGGGCTTTTGTACAGAGGAGGGCAGCGCTGTGTTCCCACATACTGTGACTGTCTTTAACTCCTACGAGGATGACAATCTAAAAATGCACAGCAGCATTACCATTCTTCGGGGTGTGCTGCTGGATGTGTCCAAGGGAACGAACGTTGCAAAGACGGGGCTTTCCGACGCTGATGCCGCCACTCTCTATATCCCCTTTTCCGTTGATGCGGTCAGTACGACCGGGGATAAGAAAACGTATGTCGAGCCAAAGGCGTTCTATGCGGCGGAGAATCAACAGGGATTGTGGACACTGGACAGCGGCGGGCATAGCAATTCCACGTCCACCTACTTTGTCAAAGGCGAGGTCTCTGAAATGATGAGCCTTGTGCAGCTGCAAGAGAACTATGACTACGCCTTTGACGTGAGCACAGTTGATGTCCGTGATTTCGGCGGCGATATGATGCATTGGCAGGTCGGTGGCAAATGAGGATCACGCTAAAGATCAAGACCGTGAGCGGGGAAAACTTCAAATCTGCCTGTAAAGCGGCGGAGATCGTTGTTGCAACGCAAGCGCTGAAAGACACGATTCCCTTTGTCCCTGCGCTGACGGTCGTTTTTTCAAACATGGCGCGGACGGATGGAAACGAGATCGTCTATACCGGCGATCAAGCCCGCTATCTGTATGAGGGCAAGGTCATGGTTGACGCCGCCACTGGGAAAGGCCCAATGAACATTCCGGATGTAGGGCTGCGCTGGCACAAGGGCGCAACGCTTACTCCGACGGCGAAAGACCTTGTTTTTACGACGGACATGCACCCGCAAGCTCAATCCCATTGGATGGACGCATCCTACAAGAAAAACGGCGACAAGTGGGCGCGTGTCGCAGAAAAGGCGGTGATTTCGTCCCTTGGATGAACGGGAACCTAAAACCTTGGTGTCTGCGGAAGAAAATGCAGACGTGAGCCGCGCCGTGCGGCAATGGCTGAATACGTACCCGGATAAGCCGCTTTCCAAGCTCGACTTTGAATGGTTGGGCGAGAAAAGCGGTTTATGTATATCTACCATTCAGGCGGCGTACAAAACCAAGCAGTTTATCGACGGCTCGTATCAAGCGCAGTATCAGTACAAACTTATTTATCGCGTCCCGGCGAAGAACGCCGACGAGAGAATGAGCGCGGACGAGGTGCTGGATGCATACGGCGCATGGGCGGAGGCGAACGCGGATAGACTGACGATTGCGGACGGTATCCGCGTGCGCAAAGTCAAACGCGACACGGCGGCGGCTCTTTTCGCCAGATACGAAGGAGACGTAGAGGATCACCAGATCCTCTTAACTTTAATTTACGAGGTGATATAACGAATGGCTGAATACACGTTTACCACTACTGCTGGTCAGACTGTGGCGCGTGAGCTGCTTCTCGCTTATCTGAACACCGGCACGAGTTCCGCTCCTGTTTGGTCGGTGATCGGCAAGCGCGTGGAGGACAGCTCCGAGGAATACGACTGGTCTACCGAGAGCAAGAAAGACATTCTCGGCGACACCTACGGCACGATGAAGAAGCCTGTCATTACGCAGTCTTTCGAGCCGTGCGAGCTTGACAGCGGCGACGCGGCGCAGCAGAAGATCTGGAAGCTCGCCGTTGTCGATCAGGACGCGATGGCGCTTGCGGCTATGGACATGCTCATCGTCCACACTTACGCTGGATTTGCCGAGCGCTACGAGGCGTGCATGGTCGAGGTCACTGGTCTCGGTGGCGAGGGCGGCGGCAGCGTCGGTATGCCCATCAACGTAACCTACGGCGGCACGCGCACGAAGGGCACTGCCACGAAGGGCACTAGCGGCGCTATCGAGTTTACGCCGGAGACCTGAATTTTTGGAGGTTAAGCAATGCTTGAACTTAGACATGATACCGGAGTGCAGGAAATCTCCATCAACGGAAAGGTGACGGTGTTGCTCAACCTCACCGACATTGACTTTATCGAGCGCGTTTTTAATGCGTTTGACGCGATGGACAAGCAGCAGGACAAATACCAGGCGATGCTCGCCGGGGAGAACGACGCGAAGAAAATCTTTGCTGCCGCCCGTGCGATGGACGGGGAGATGCGAGAGCTTATCAACGGTCTTTTCGGCTTTGACGTTTGCACTCCCCTGTATGGCACGATGAACACCTACGCGATGGCGGACGGTCTGCCCGTGTGGTGCAACCTGATGCTCTGCCTCATCGACAACATGAACGATACCTTTACGGCGGAAAAGAAAAAGACGAATCCGAAGCTGCAAAAGTATCTCGCAAAATTCAAGAAATGATCTACTCCCTGCCGGTGTCGCTTTCCGTCGGCGGTGCAGACCATGCTATACGCTCTGACTACAGGGTTATTCTCGATCTCATAGAGGTCTTGAATGACCCTGATTTTTCCGATACGGACAAGGCGGAGGCGACAATACAGACGATTTTCCCCGATTGGGAAACACTGACGGACTATTCGGAAGCATTGGAGAAGAGCTTCTGGTTCATCGACCTCGGACAGCCGCACGGGAAGAAATCCGCCCGCCTTGTGGATTGGGAAAAGGACTTCCCGTATATCGTCGCGCCGGTCAACCGTGTGCTCGGCTACGAATGCCGCTCTGTCGAATATCTCCACTGGTGGACATTCATGGGCGCGTACATGGAGATCGGCGGAGACTGTGCGTTCTCGCAGATCGTGTCGCTGCGCTCGAAACTTGCCAAAGGTAAAAAGCTCGAAAAATACGAGCGGGAATGGCTGCGGCAGAATCGTGAGCTTGTAACACTACCGACGAAGTACACAGCAGAGGACGAAGAAATGTTGAAGAAATGGACGTGATGCGATGGCGACAGAACTTAGATTCCCGGTAGAAATCGACGCCGGGCAAGCCGCCAAAGAATTGGACAAACTCCAACGCGACATGGACAGGCTCAAAAAGAACATGGAGAGCGGCGAGGCGAAACGCGCACCCATCGTTGAACAGCTCAAACAGGCGCAGGATGAGGCGGCGCAGGCTTATGATAAGGTCGAAAAGCTGAAATCCTCATTGGCCGAGAGCGAGGCAAAAACCGCAATTAACGCCAATGCTGATCCGCAGACATGGATCGAAGAGACCCAGCGGCAGGCGGAAATCAAAGCGCAGCTTTCCGAGCAGGAAAAGATTCTCGCGGCGAAAGAGAAAGCCGCACAGCGGCTTGAAGCGCAGGACGCGAAAATCGTTGACAAGCTGAAACAGCAGACAGCGGAGCTGGAAGAACAGAAAAAAAGAGCCGGGGAGCTGACGCAGACAATCACCGATGCGTCTAAAGGTGCTGACCTCAAGGCAGCGATGGAAGGTGCGCAGCAGTCCATTAAGAGCGGAATAAAGAATCTGCTCAAATACGGCATCGGCATCCTCTCGCTGTTCGTCCTTTTCCGAAAGCTCAAGCAATACACCATTGAAGCGGTTAAGGCTTATGCCGAGAATGACCCGGAGACGCAGAAAAGCATTAACGAACTGAAAGCGTCTTTGCAAGGGCTAAAGGCGTCATGGGGTGCGGCGTTCGCCCCAATTCTTACTGCTGTCATCCCGGTATTGCAGACGCTCATCGGCTGGATCACAAAGGCTGTAGACGCTATCGCGGCGTTCTTTGCGGCTCTTAGTGGGAAAAGCACATTCAAGCGGGCCATAACCAACACGGGAAAGTTGAGCGACAATCTATCCTCCGGCGCTGGCGCTGCAAAGGAAATGAAAAAGCAGCTCATGGGCATTGATACGCTGACAATTGCGCAGGATTCGTCCTCCGGCGGCGGCGGTGGCGGTTCCGGCAGCGGAATCAAGTACGAAGATGTAGCGATCAGCGATAAGATCAAGAACAACCTCGGACTTATCAAAAACCTGTTGGAGGGAATCACGGCTCTTGTGATTGGTCTTGCTTTCGGAAAAACTGCTGCGAGTATTGCGCTGATTCTTTTCGGCACTCTGGATTTGATTGCTGCTTTTAAAAATTTCATAAATACCGGAAGCCTTACGAAAGACATGTGCGTGGAGATGTCAACCGGGTTTCTCAAAATCGGTATCGGTCTTGCCCTTCTCACCGGATCATGGATACCGCTTGCAATCGGAGCGTTCCTTGCTCTCGGTTCATTCCTGTCCGGGTGGTGGGACGACATAACCGCGTTTTTCGACAAGATCAGCGGCATCGTCAATGGGTGGTTCGACAATGCGTTGAAAACGCTTTCCGAAAAGGGCAACGTCCTTTCGCAAGTATTCATTCTGCTTTACGGCGTCGTTCAGTATTCTTTTAACAATATCGTCGGCGCTATTCGCACGGCATTGTCACTTATAAAGGCGATCTTTGAAACGCTGGCCGCTGTTGTATACGGTTTCGCCACCGGCGATTGGTCGGCGGCGCTTGACAAGATCAAGAGCGCGTGGATCGACGTATGGCTTGAAATCAAACGCTGGGGCGCTTCACTTATCAACAGCATCCTTGGCACTGTGGAAGCGTTTGTTAACGGCGTTATTACGATGTTCAATAACCTCGTCGGGGCGTTCAGCAGCGTTTTGCAATTCTTCGGCGGCGGCGGTATAAACTGGCGTGCAAGCTCTGTATCTATTCCGCGCCTCGCCAAGGGCGGCATCGTCAAAAAGGGCACCCCGTTTATTGCCGGTGAAAATGGCTCGGAGGCCGTCATTCCGCTTGAGAGAAACACACAGTGGGTGTCGATGGTCGCGGACGGCATCGTCGACCGTATGACGGATAAGTTCGCCGGTTTGAGCATGAAAATGCCCGCCGTTGCTATGGGCGGTGTAGTGCCGCCTAATGCGTTTTCCTCCGGGTATGGGTATGGTATATCCCCAGAATTGGAAAGTAAGCTGGACGCACTTCTCGACCGTTTAACTGCGCGTGGCAACGAACAAATCAAACCGAGCGACGTTTACCTTGATAAGCGCAAGGTCGGGGAGATCATGTACACCTACACCGAGGAACGGAACAGGGGGCGCGGCAAATGAAACTGATCGTCAACGGCGTTGATATGCTTCCGTATCTTGACGGCGGCGGGTACACCGTGACCAGAGAGGACGGCGACAGCTCGGACGCAGGGCGCACGATGGATTACACGATGCACCGGGCGCGGATCGCAACAAAGTTCCGCATTGATGCGACGTTCAAGCCTTTGTACACCAAGGACGCTGAAATCGTTCTCCCTGCTCTCTTGCCGGAGTACGTCGAGGTAACTTACACAAACCCATGGTTAACTGGTACGCAAGTTACAATGATGTACAACAGCACAGGCAAGGCTACGGTCGATACATCTTTCGGTGATGGGAAAGAACGCTGGAACATTGATGCGCTCGCCCTTGTGGAGAGATAGCCATGCAGAACACAAGCGCAACATACAAGGAAATCGTCGCCGGTACGCATTGGTTCGAAACCAAGCTCGTCATCGGCGACGAGTTTTATTTGATCGACGAGCACGCAGACTATATCACGTTCGGCGGGATGAGGATTTACTACGATTCCGATTCCGGCGGCTATGGCGGGAACATGCTCAAAGAGATCAAGACCACGCAGCACCTTTTCACGGACGACAAGCCGATGGTCGGGTGCTGTGTAGCCGCGGAAATCGATGTCACGATGGTAAAGCCGACGGCGACGATCAAGAGAATGTCCTCCATCAAGCCGTTTATCCGTGCCGTGAACGACACGAAGGAAAGCGAATGGATACCAAAGGGCGTGTTTTATATCGATACGCGCTCCGACGGGGAGAGCACGGACGAGATCGTATTCCACGGATACGACGCGATGTTAAAGGCCGAGAACGATTTTCCTGTGAATGGGGACATCGGCGAATGGCCCAAAACGGACATTGAAGTTGTAAGCCTTATTGCCGGACATATGGGCGTGGAGGTCGATACACGCACGTTTGACATCATGCAGCGTGGGTATCTTGTTCAGTATCCCGGCGGATACGCTATGAGGGAAATCCTCGGATACATCGCGGCAATGTACGCGGGAAATTTCATCATGTCGGACGATGGGAAGCTCCGTCTTGTCCGGCTGAATGAGATCGGCATCGAGACACACTATCTCGTGGATACTGCCGGGTATGTCCTCACGTTCGGAGGTGACAGGATCCTTGTCTGAATCGGTTTTTATTGGGAGGAGCGCAAAGGGATACACTTCAACGCCGGAACTGCCCAAATATACCAAAGTCCGCATCAACGTTGACGACGATTCCTGCTATGAGGCCGGGAGCGGGGATAATGTCTTAGAGCTTGACTGCCCGTGGGGTTCTCAACAGATGGCGAACGACATCTTAGAGAGCATCGGGGAGTTTGTCTATCGTCCGTATGACACGGAATGGGCGAAGCTTGATCCTGCGGCAGAGTTAGGCGACGGCGTTACCATCAACGGCGCTTTCTCCGGTATTTACGTCAACGAAACGAATTTCTCCACGCTTATGGCGGCGCGTATCGCCGCACCGCAGGAGAACGCGGTTGACCATGAGTACCCTTACAAATCACCGACTGACCGGAAAACCAAACGGCAGTTTGCCGAGACGCGGGCAAGCCTTAGAGTTAATGCCGCGAGCATTCAAGCAGAGGTCACGGCCAGAGAAGCGAGCGAAGCGGAAATGCGGGCGGCTTTGGAACTGCACGCGCAGGAGATCGCCGCGAGAGTGACGCAGACCGGCGGCGATTCTTCTTCCTTTGGTTGGTCGCTGACGGCGGGCGGATTCGTTCTGGAAAGCTCCGGGCAAGAAGTGTTCAGGGCTACGAAAAACGGTGTAGACATTACCGGCAAGATAACGGCAACGTCCGGCTTCATCGGCAGCAAAGACAGCGGATTTACCATTACGCAGAACGCAATCTATAACAAACTGTCGGAGCTGTACGGAACGGTTGACGGCGTGTACATCGGCACGGACGGCATCGCTCTCGGCGGCGGTAAATTCCGCGTAAACAGCTACGGGAAACTGTATGCAACGGACGGAACGTTCACCGGAAATGTTTATGCGAACAGGATACAAACAGGCGGCGACGCCGGAACGATTCAAGGTAGCCAGATAGGGGCCGGAACAATTACGACGGCGAATACCAATGGATACTTAAACGGTGGAATTGCTAACGGGTATTTTGCCGGGGACGTTTTTTCCGGTGCCGCAACAGCGGCGACGATGAACGCCTCTGCGGGATCCTTTTCTACCAACAAGGCTTTTCGCCTTTATGGAAAAACGGTAGTTGATAGCTCTTATACTTTTACTGTTAACGGTGTAACACACCAGATTAAAGGATTGCGGCTCATTTAAGGAGGAAAAGTGGACAAAATTATTTTTCTGGACGGAAGTGAATACCCTTGCGCGTTCTGCGGCATTGCTACGGTTGGCGTGCTGTATGTCACGCTAACCGGCCTTTCCTTCGTGGAAGCGGCGGCGATTTTCGGAGATGAGAAGAAAACGGAGAAAATACGCTATGTTGCCGCCAACGGAGAAGAGACGGTGTTCGAGCACTATACCAAGTTTGAATATCTCGTCAACGAAACCGGCGGACAGCGTGCGGCGCTGCGGCAGAAGTATGCTAGCGAGGTTTAAGCATGGAAGAACTTAATAAAATTAAGGAGCTTCTCGGCACTCTCCGCGTCGATGGATGGGAGAATTTCGAGAAGCTCGTTTACATTAAGCTGCTTATTGAAAAATTGATGGCGGCGGAAACGAAGGAGGGCTAATCCTTGGCGGACAAAACAGTAGGCGAGCTTCCGAGAGCATCAACCGTAACAACGACAGACCTGTTTGTTATGGAACAGGCAGGACAGGCTAAGTCTCTGACCGGACAAGTGCTTATCAACGATCTTGCGACGGCGCTTGACGGACACGGCGGCATTAAGAGCATCACTCTTAACGATGATTATACCCTTACGTTCACGATGGCGGACGATACGGAGGTAACAACTACTTCGGTACGTGGCGCGACCGGCGCAAAGGGCGACAAGGGAACGGACGGGCGGGCAATCACCAGCGTAACCAAAATCAGCACGTCCGGCCTTGTGGACACTTACAAAATCTCGTTCTCGGACAACACAAGCACCAACTTTACCGTGACAAACGGTTCATCCATTAAGAGCATTGCAAAGACGGGAACGAACGGCTTGACGGATACCTACACCGTGACGCTTACGGACGGGACAACCTCCACGTTCAACGTAAAGAACGGCAACGGTATAGCGTCCATCACGCTGCAAAGCGGCACACACGCCGCCGGAACAACGGACACATACAAAATCACGTTCGACAATGGGGAGTTTACCACATTCTCCGTTTATAACGGAATGAACGGCTCCGGCTCTGTCGTGACAGTGAACACGAAATCGCCGGACGCCTCTGGCAATGTGACGTTAACCGGCGACGATATCCCCGTTAGCGCAGACGATGAAACTACGATCCCCGATGCGATTGAAGCGAAACAGGCGGCGACAAAAGATCTTGCCTCAGAAGCGACGCTTGCGGACGGGGACTATTTCCCGTTCTATGATGTTTCCGTATCGCTGAATCGGAAAACCCCTTGGTCTAACATCGTGTCAAAAATCCGAGCGGCCTTTAAGACCACCGCGCTGCCCGTCGATTCCGGCGGCACGGGAGCCGCAGACGCAGCAACGGCGCGGGCGAATCTTGGAGCGCTGTCCAACGCCAACGGCGCGGTAGGCACAGCGAATCTCGGCGGCAAGGTCGTTACGGCGGAGAAGATCGCGGACAAGACGGTCGGCGCGGGCCAGCTCGCCGACGACATCCCCTACACAAAATTTGGCCTTTCCGCCGATCAGGTGCGGCACGTTTACGCCGGAACGATAGAGCCGGGCGCCGAGCTCGGCAGCGACGGGGATATCTATCTCATGTATTCGGAGTGAGGTGA